TTGGGGCTTCATTTTTTTAATTGGAAAGATGCAACTGTTGACGGAAAAACGGCTTTTATAAGCCGAGCAACACCTAAAACAGTTGAAGTAGCGGAATCTGTCTTAGTTAAAAATAATATTCACGGGTGGACATCAGAGCAACAAGTGGATGTATCAGCCGCATCTCTTAAATTAGTCTCAGGTGAAACCTTTACCACAAAATTTATACCAGGAATATCATCTCATACTTTTATTCTTTCTCGTGATAAGTTGGCTAAAAAAGAGATAGATATTAGTAATGGACTCGATTTTATTGGTGAGGCCGTATTAACATTCTCTTTCGGTGTTTAAAAAGTTTAACAAAATCACTCTCACTGTATTAACAAGCTATTAGCTTGTATACATTAAACGGGCAGGGATCTTCTTTATTTTATTTCCCTCCCGTTTGTTGTTTTTATTTTTTATGACTTATTCAATTAGCCTAATAATTTTATACTTATCATTTTTCTTTTTTATTAGGATCTACTGTGGCAATATAAAAAATATAGAAATAGCGATTAAGACAGTATTATCATTGAGTACAAAATAAACCTTGCTAACTCAATGACTAAATACCTTGATCCCTCCACCACAAAAACGGTACTATACGGACACTGAGAAACAGTTAAGCACCCTCTCGCAAAATGTTCCCTTAGTTAAATGGATATAACGAGTAAAATATACAACCTACTGTATTTACTGACATAAATAATAGACTGGCATATCAAAAAGTACACTTTTATGTACACAATATAAAATGCAACCCTCAAAATTACCGTTTTTTACCCATAAATTCCCACTACCTGTTATACTCACATGGATGATAGTCATGATCTAAACTCTCATCATTTACAGTGCCACCTACGTGTAGTATAAAAACATTATTTAATCTTATAGGTAATTTATTTTGGTCTTTTCAATTCAATATTTACGAGCATTAGCTGCTATGATGGTGGTCTTTCTGCATACCATGGCTAAATCTGAAAATTCTGGAATGTATGATAATTTCTTTCATGTTGGATCATCTGGCGTTGATTTATTTTTTATCATATCAGGGTATATTATCGTATACATAACCGAAAACAGAAAGCCGTCTCCTAGGTATTTCATAGTCAGTAGGGTGGAGAGAGTTTATCCAACATATTTAATTGTTACGCTAGCAGCTCTTTGTGTGTATATTGTTGCCCCATCGATGATAAATGCTTCTGGCGATACTAGCTTAATAATGTCATTCTTTTATATACCAATAGAAGATCACCTAATGCTAGTTCAAGTTGGATGGACTCTAATATATGAGATGTTTTTTTTATTTTATATTCTTTTTATCCATGATAATTAATTTTAAAAATAGAATAGCAATTTGCTCTATATTTATTATTATCATAGCCTTAACATTTAACAAGTTTGAAATATACCAGCTTAAATATTTATCAAACACAATAATAGTAGAGTTTATTTATGGAATGCTTTCATTTCACATTATAAAGAAAATAAATAACATCAAATTATCATTGCTCATGATTACTTTAGGGCTTATATCTCTATATATTTATAGAGATACATTCTCAGATAGATTTATATATTATGGAATACCTATGCTCTTGTTGTTTATGGGGGTTGTTTCTATTGAGGTAAATAACAAAGTGAAAATAGAGTCTAAGCTATTGAAATTGTTAGGTGACGCCTCATACTCAATTTATCTAACACATTTATTTTCTATAGGTATAGCATTCTTAATATTTAGGAAGCTTAATATAGAACCTATTTTATTTGTTTTAACATCAATATTATTATCAGCAATAGGTGGAGTGATATATTACTTGATAATAGAAAAAAATATAATGAAATTTTTCAAAATGATAAATAAAAAATATATATCTTAAATCGTAGTTAGCCACCAAAATGGTGGCTAAACATTTTTATAGAGATATGTTTCCTGATGAAGCAGATTTATCTCCACTTGGTGTGGCAAAATCTCCAGTAACAGCGCTACTTTTTATATTATCTCTAAGTATAATACCGTTGTTATTGAATGAATCAATATAAGGAGATGTAAATCCATCTATTAAGTTATTTGATATGACAGCGCCTTTTGTGCTACCTAGATTAACAGCACCTCGTCCAGTACCTTTAAATTTATTTCCTCTTATTAATACATTCTTATTTCCAGATGATGTAACCTGTAATCCATCAATGCTTCCAGAGCCATCAATTACAGAATTCTCAACAATCAATCCATTCACTGTGGAAATAGTCGCCCCTCCTTTCATGTTTCCATGAATTTTAATATCAGCTAATGTTGATCCAGCTGATTCGATGGACTTTATTTCACCGTGCAGTGATGATGTCGAGTCAATGAATAAATTGCTATTAACTCCTGATATGTGCAACCCGTATTTACTTTTCTGTCCACCACTATTTCCAATAGAAGTTCCACTGCTAATTGATATATTATCTGAATTGATAATATTAACCCCCCGATCGTTAGCTGTTATGTCGGACTTTGCTATATCAATATTGTCACAATTTACAACTCTAACTCCAGATGATACGGCGGATAAATTACCATGTTCTACATTTAATATATTTGAATTTGATATTTTTATATCACTTACGCCACTTAATACCACACCATGATAACTTCCTGTTGGTGAATCCTTGTTTCCGACATCATTGATTAACAAGTTGTTTATGTTTATCCTTTTTAATTTCTTATTTTCAATGTCTTCAGACATGAGGAAAATTCCAGCGCAATCAGAAGTATGAACCCCCTTTCCTGTTTTACTGATATTAATTGAATTAATATTGATATTAACAGGTATGTCTGGCGATGAATCTTGTTTGTATGACTTTATCTCTATGCCATGAAAATATGAATTAGAAATATGTATATTTGATATGTTTAAATCCCTTCCTGATGTATAAAAGTCAATACCGTCTCTAGATGAGTTTAAAATTAAACCGTTTGAAATATTTCCAGTTGTTTGACGAGACCCTTTAATTCCATCCGTTCCGTCATTTCTTCCATCTGGCCCTATCCCAATTTGAGCTACATCAATATAAAAACTATTTAATGAAATGTTCTCGCAGGCTAACAACCTAAGGCCTGAGTTTATATATCTAATGTTTGACATGAACATGTTTGGGCACTTATTGAACTGGATTGGGTTATATCTAGTCAATGCTGTTGGGTCGCCGATAAATTTAGCAAACAGCCAATCAATATTTATTCCATTCCCAGACAAAGATAACCCACCTCGTGCAGTAGAGTAGAAGTGCAATCCATCAATAAAAAAACCATCCGGCATGTTATAAGTATAATTTTCTTCTACACTAGATATTATGCTTCCCTTGCCGAAAACACCGACTAAGTCCTCGCTCCACTCGCTTATTTTTATTACCTTTCCATGAGGTATAAAAACAGGAACTCCTGATTTTGCAGCATTTTGTAAAGCGATGGTGTTATCTACGTCATCACCAAATGTACTCGTAAAATCTGTAATGCTGCAAAACTCATCAAGCTTACTACTAACTGATCTTTTTAGTGATGGTACTGTAGGGTACTTGTAACCAATCATTTTTGAGCCATTTTCACTATCCAATTCTGCCCTAAACCTATCCTCAAACTGATCTGGGTCGTACTTCAATACGTTCGGGTAATAGAATTGCTGTGTACCATAACTGTCATACACAGCCATACTATGACCTTCAACTGTTACAAACTTAGCAATCTGACCACTATAAACAGGAAAGCCAGCTTGATTGATAATTAATGGCTGAGGAACTGGAATATGAGAACCATCTTCATTTTCTAAATAAACCTGAATTTGGTTTTCTGGTAATGTTGGATCGGTATCAATTTTGCCAATAAAAATCTTACCATTACTCGCCGCTTGGAATTTCCTTGCGAGAGTGAATAATTGTGACGGCATTGACACGACGACATTAGGGATAATATCTGACATTGCTTTCTCCAAGCGTGAGTATTCGCACCAGATTAAAGCTGGCGTATTTTGGACGTAAAAAAACCGCAATTAAGCGGTGTTGTTATTTTGTTGGCTGTCCATAGCCCAATTAATCAGTTCCTGACTTCTGCTTGCGTTCCAGCGCTTAAACTTTGTGAGATTGTAGAGACTGCCTTTTCGAACTTGCTTGTTCCTGCTGGAGTTCCTGCTAATCTCATCACTGCTTCTCTAACTGGTTTACTTTCATAAATGCGAGCTAGTGCACCATAAGTTCCAGCACCAATTGCGGTTGATGGTTTTATTGCTGCGCCTAGGCCAAGTATGAAAGGAATTGCTTGCTGACCAGTCGGCGTTGTGACACCGGCCTTTGCGGCTTGTTTTGTTGCTTCTAAATACTTCTTTAGGCCATTTATATAAATAGCATCTTGACCTCTAAATGCTATCCCTGTTTGGTTTGACATAATATTTAGTTGCCTCAAGAACTGATCGGGGGAGTCACCAGCTTTCTCAATCGCCTTACCAATAATGGCATTCCTCATTTGAGCGCGTCCACGAGTGTCAACTGAGTTATACAAGCTCCTAATTTCAGATCTGTTTTTGCTAAATAAAATATTGTTAACTACCTCTGGCGTTAAATCACCTTTGGTTAAGATATTCTTCAATCGAGTATTTAATATTTTATTTGCTTCATCTGCATAGATAGCATTAGCTTGGTTATATTTGCGTAAAGTATCAGCGCCTAAGTTTGTTGATATTGCATCACTAGCGTCATCAGACATGGCTTTATAAACTCTATTTATCGAAGCATCAGAGCGATTAGGCATAGCCATTCTCTCACCCTTAACGTCTTGTCTAAATTGAGTCCTTAAGTCTCTTAATTGAGAAATATCAACGTTACCAGATGCAAGCTCATTCCTGTAAGACTGCAATTTTGAGATGGTCTGTGTATCAGCAACCTCACCAAGTTTAGATAATTTAGCTATTTCGCTATCAATCTGATTTATTGCTCGGTTAGGTGTGATAGGAACACCAGATAACGCATTCTGTATTGACTCTAACCTTTCACCGGCCGCCTGTTTTATTGTTGATGTTTTTCGCTTTAAACTCTCAACAACTTGGCTAGGATCGTACTCTCCAAACCTGTCTGCGAAATCACGAACAAGCTTACTCCTCGCCTCTTGTTGATTTGATCGCAAACCTGCAGTACCAGCAAAAGGAATATTTTCAGCAGCTCCTTGAGCCAGCCTACCTGTTTTTGATTGCGGTGGTACAACGTCAGTTGTGTATAGAGGCACATTGTTCTGCTTAGCAAATTCAGACAGTTCAGACGCTTCTTGAGTTGGCTTTCCAGTTGCTACTCGATAGCCACTATTAACAAGTTTCTCTGCCGCTTTAAACCCACCGCCAAGCCCTGCTGATAATGCTGTTTGTAGCGGGTTGATATCACCACCACCCGCCATATTAACGGACGATTGTAGAGCTAGGTCTGTACCTGCTGATTTTGCGGTAGCGCCTAATACAGTTGATGCTCTCCCAGCTGGAGTGAATGCGGCCGCGTTCGCGATAAACGGCATGATATCTTCAGCTGATAGACCAGGCTTATTTAATGCATATCGGCCAGATGGTAAGTCAACTAACAGGTTCCCCTTTTCATCTTGAGATACCTTGCCTCCCATATTCCCGATCACTTTTACAAAGTCGTTGTCGTTGCCGAACATTTGCACCCAAGCCGCTTTCATTGCGTCAGTATTAAATGCATTCATTTCTGGCGAAGACATGATCCCTTCTAGCCCTTGGACTTCAGGAGTCATCTTGCTTTCACCAGTGAAGGCATCTATTACGTTTTCACGGAAACTTTTGGCGTCCTCAGACGATTGCTGTAACCCTTGAGAAAGATTCTGGTTGGCTTGCTTCATGCCGGCGATATAACTATTTTCTGGCTGTGATGGTTGGGTTGCTTGCTCTGGCTGTGATTGAGGGAGCGGATAAGCGGTATAAAACTGTTGTCTTGCGTTATCTATATCATTACCAACATTAGGAGCAACCACATCATTAAAATATTGCTCTTGCGCTTCTGCTTTTTGTTCGCTAGATAGTGATTGGTACTGAGGTGATGCGATCACCTCTTTCCATGGTTTAGCCATTAATCACCCCATAATGAAGAATACCCGCTTTGGTTACTGCTAGCTGGTTGCTGTTTTGCTTGCTGGCTTGATGGTGTGCCTAGGTTGGCATTATTTCTTGCATTGTAATCTTGCGTGTATTTATTAATAATCTTGATAGAGTTTCTTAATGCCTGTGGTGTTGAAAAATCAAGCTGAGGCATAGATTGGAAATACATTTTAGCTTCATCAACAGTATTAATACCGCTAGCACCCATAGCTCTTGCTGCACCAATACCTTGGTTTTGCATGTATCCTTGTATTCTTTGAGCCGAATTATATAAAGGTCTAGCGTCCTTGTTTAATGTCCTCGTTCCAATATCAGCTGTTAGAGGGTTAGAGCCAGTACCGCCTGTAATTCCTGTTATTGCATTCAATTGTTCATCTGTAGCATTGGCTAACATGGATAAATCGTCATTCATTAAGTTTTTACCTGCATTGCCAGAAGGATCGGGAACAGATGATAAAGCATTGACAGGAATGGTTACTACATTACCGTTAGCGTCGAACCCCTTGTAATATTTAGAGTCTCCTGCACCTTGAGCTTTAGGATCAATCATTACAGTTTGCCCATTGGATAACTGAGCCTGTTGTAATTCACTCTCTCCCCTACCTTTTAACGCTAAAAACTGCTTACGTTTTTCAGGGGTAAGAGATACCATGTACTCGTACTCTTGCACAGATGCAGGCTTACTTCCTGAAGAGTTAGCTGACCTAATAGAGTTTTGAGCGGAGATATTCTGCCCTCTAATTTGTATTTGATGACCTTCTCGTGTCAACGCTTCACTGGCTTGATTACTACGCACTGTCTCGGAAAGCTTATCTCTATCAATAGAACGACCTTCGATTTTATCCTGAATATCAAAATACTTATCAGGGCCTAATGCAGACATGCCGATATGGTCAGCTAACTCTATAGCCCCTTTGGGGTTTTCATTTGCCATTGCCAGAGCCTGCTGAGGGTCAATACCTAATCGTCTTAACTCATCAGCGTTTTTACGGATGTAATCAGTAGCATTACCACTATTAATAGCCATCCGGTAGCCAGATGCTATGTTTCCTAAAGATTCCCTGACATCCTCTGATATTCCCTGCATACCTGAGGTTATTTTCTCAGCCTGATCTGGATATGTAGCCATTAACTGCCTCATGGCGTCTCTATCTCCAGATGCATACGCCTTACCCCACAAAGATTGGAATTCTTTATCTCTTTGCTGAGCTTGCTGTTGCTTGTACGCTTCACCAAGTCCACCAAGACCTTGAGCTAACTGCAACCCGATGTTATTAGCACCAGACCTTTGTAGGTCATTATTTTCTCGGATCATAGCAAGAGTTGCGTTTGCGTCACTTGCTTTGGGGGCATTAGTATTATTTAAACCAATACCGCCAAGAAATCCCCCTGCTCCTTGCTGGTTCCATGTAGCCATATCATCACCTTAAAATAATGAACCAAGAACACCAAGACCACCACCTATCGCCGTTCCTATTCCGGGGCCTCCAAATATTGTTCCTATCTGAGCACCTGCCATAGCACCACCTAATCCACCCATGATCCCTTGCTGCATGGATGAAGGTCGATTAGCCATAGCCGCTTGAGCAGCTGCATTCTGTTGTAGTAACTGCCCTGTATTATTGGCGTAACTCTGACCTGCGTTTGCCTGACCTTGCAATGCACCTAGACCAATATTCGCCAAATTCTGATAGTTGTTCATTTGGTCAGAAAGCCAGCTTTGCCCTAACATTGGCGCAATAGAAGCGAGTTGATTGCTTGTCGCAGTGGAACCAAGTCCACCCATAGCTTCTGCACCTGCTAACTGCTGGTATCTGGCTTGGTTTGCTAAATCATTAAACTGTTGAGAATTGTAGTATTGGTTTAGTGCGTTCCCTTGCCCCTCTAATGTTGACAGATTTTGCATTTGTCCAACGTACTGTTGCGCCATAGGTGTAAAAGGAGCCAAGTTATTCATGGTTGTCTGCCATATTTCACGCTGTAACGCTGTAGCTTCACGAGTCGCATCAGCTTGAGCGCCTGCACCACCATCACCGCCACCTTTCATATATCCATGCATTGGTAGCAGTGAATTTCTGAATCTCTCTGAAATAATCAGCATTTTAATAACTCCTCGTACTGTTCGCGTTTTAGTTGATAAATGGTGACACCTACTGGTTTGCCATTACTGATATACGCATCATCTAAATGACCGACACGAGTAGCGCCAAGCATTTTCACAATAACGCGACCATATTTTGTGGTATCAGGAACCATAGTTACCGAGTTAGTGAATTGACTATTTTCCAGCAACCACTTGCAGAATAATTTGTGTGCATCAAAGGCGTATTTACCACGGAATCCAGCATCAAAGATGGCGTGACACTCAACAACTGTATGCCAAAAATTACGCACCTCGAAAACACCAACCAACAGAATTCCTTCATAAATACCTAAGTAAAGCGCATCAGGTTTAATGAAGTACTGATCATTGCTATCAACGATATTTCCCGTGTTCGACTTATTATTTAAAAACTCAGATAGCCGAATGGGGTTATCAATAATTTTAATTTCCATTAGTCTATTAATCCGTGTGAGCGAAGTGCATCTTCGAGCGCCTTGATTCGTTGTCTTGCCTCTATTAACCCGTTTGCTAGAGTTTGCATTTCTGACTGCGTGTAATCGGCGCTGAATGAGTAGGATTGGTTGGCATTAAACGAGCCCTTAAATGCCGTACCCATTGCTGAAGTGAAACCAGTAACACGAGAACCAACAACTTTATTTCCGTTTACTGAGTAGGATGTTGAAACATCGATGGGCGATAAAAGCTTTTGTTTTTCTGTTTTACTGAGAGAAACGTAATCAACTTTAATTTCAGATATTCTTCCATCAAGGTCTTGTATCTTTATTTTCAGCCCATCAATGCCTTGCTCAACATTAAGAACCCTTACCTCTAACTTAGATAAATCCTCTTCCGTTTTTGTGATGCGGGATTCATGATTTGCTAGCTGAATACCATGCTCAACAATTGTTTGTTCGGCTTCACCAAGTCTTTCCTCATGATCTTCAAGAACAACATCTTGCTCATCATTCCTCTTTTGAGCATCAAAAGCCTCAGCGCCAGCCTCATTTGCACGACCAGCTACCTTTGCCATATCATCAGCACCACTCAACACGATGCGTCTATAGGTTTCGCTAAAGTTATCAGGCAGGATATTTGGAACAATATAAGAGGCCTGAATTTCTATGGGATTAGAAAGGTTTTTATTTGCCATTATTCAACCCTCATAGACAGATCACTCAGCGTTACAGGCGACTTAGTGATAACGCGAACTTTAAACCCTATGTTCTTTCTCACTCTCCCTACTCGGCGCCACAAAACACGTCGGTCATATTGGAATGGTGAGTTTTGTTCAATCATTTGCTCACGACCAAAGTTAATGCCATCAGCCGTTGCCGACAAAAATAAACGATCAGCAATCTGAGCAACACCCGTTGATGCTTCAAGCTCTAAATCGAACACTCTTGCGTTATCGGCTTTAGCCATAGGCGTGTATAAAATATGCTCTACTTGCTTGTCGTACTGAGATGATTTATTGAAGGCAAGATTACCAACAATCCCCTCATTCTTATCCGCGACAGTGATCTGATTACCTTCGTACATAAAATCAATTGCACGATATGTTTCTTCATACAGTCCGGACTTTAGAATGCACCACTGCGGATATTGCTGGCTTCCTGCTGCATCAAAGCAAAGCGTGTGACGCTGTAAGTGAACAATGAGTAACTCATGACCATCAAATCGAATAGATTCAAGAACCGCATGTGATAACTCGTCTGACGTATAGCTACGAATGATCTTATCAATACTTGCTGTGGAAATTTGGCTAGCCGTTCCAGCACCAAGAATATAAATAGAAGGCGCGCCGTTTGCAGGGTTACTGATGAATGCGAATGATTCTCCAAACTTACACTTAGCATCACGACCAGCAATACCCATCTGAACAAAATAGGATGGTTGTGGCGCATATATTACTTGTGACGCGTTTGTTGATCCGGTAATGGTAAAGTATTCGATAGTTGACGAACCAAAGCAAAGCACCATATCACGCCAAGAATCGATAGCAATGATGCCGTCAGGCTGTGATTCAGCTGTGTAAAATGGACGATAACGATCAGGTTTAGACTCATCTTCTAAGTCAGTAACTCCGAACCTTTCACCTCCTTTCTGTAACCAAATATAACGCCCTCGGTTACGAGCAACATCAACAACATCACCTAATTCGTATTGAGGGTATTTTTCGACTACCTCTAGTACCTCTTGTGTCATTATAAATTCAGTAACGTCTTTGGCTGTTTGCTCGCTAGATTTGGCAAGGTTCATTTTATACGTGACTGTGATTTTACCACCTGTGCGCTTAACACCCTCTACCAGAACGTCGGTAAGATAGGGTTTCTCGTCATCTTCCTGTTGAGATAATTTAACGCCCACCATTTGCTCAGTGATAAGCATCTCATTACCAGTTTTACCATCAGAAGTTTTAGGCGTGATCTTTAACGTTAAGAACCCATCTAGATCATTCTTTGTGAGAGGCACAAAATCATCATTGCCATCTTTGTGAGCCCATTTTTTAACGTCGCGTTTATAGCCTTCGGTAATTACCTTTTCCTCAGGCCAGTTAGATAAATCTTTAACCTCACCGTCATAGCGATAGAGTTTTAACTTACCGCCTGACGCCACTGCTTGACTGTAACCAGAGTGAGCCATAGTCACCCTATCTTTGCCTTGAATGTCAGCAATAGCATTCTGTCCACGATAAAGTTTACTTCCACACACGCGATAGACCGTGTTGTTTTTCGTGTTGTACTGGACACCACGAGACACACCATCAACACTATGACGCTTTTCTAATGCAGGGAACGAACGCAAATAACCGGACGCATTCAATACTTCTTTCGGTGTGGCCAACATATTAACTGGAAGACCATCAATATAATCTGCTGTGTGCGGGTCTTTTCGCAAACCTCTAGCAAGAGGTATTTGGATCCTTGGCATGTGGTTTTCTCCTGTGGAAGTATCGCTGACCAGTCATCGTTAATAATCGATTACCTGAGCCAATAGGGAAACCATCTGGATGATGAGATCTGGCATTTTTAGCTCTCTTTAAAGCACAGCTTCGCATGAGTCTTTCTTTGCCATATCTAGCAGTTGTAATAACTTTATCGAGTGGGATAATTTGATAGTCTGGAGCGATACGAGTAGCTAGGTTGTAGATAACTGCGTTAATGGCTTGTTTGTTTAACCCGTGTTCATCACCTTGATCGATAGGAGTGTCTTCATCAGCGAACTCATAACCAGTATGAATACCCGCACCATCTTCAAACCACTCATACATCATTGACTCTAAATCAACCACGCCATCTTCTAATGACTGAGGCTCTATATCGGTTAATGTGGCATCGGAAGCAACGCCTAACTTACGCAATGCCGCTACGACTAACTCACCCTTAGTTGTGATCTGCATCTTTCACCGCCTTTTTCTTGGTAGCGGGTTTCTTTTCTGGTTCTGGTAGTTCCTGTGTATCATTTGGGTTTTTATGCCAACCATCATTTAGATAATCTTCAATTTCATCATCGTTAACAGTGACAATCTGAAGGTTCATACCCCAAACTTTCACACCACCATTAGCTTTATAAAGCATCGTGATCATAACTCACCTCTCACTCTGTCGATAACAACACCTGAATCAGAAATCAAATGGATCACCTCTCCAGCAGTAATAGTGACTTCAGTACTATCGAACACAATAGACTTCGCGGTTCCATTTTGCTGTTTATCACTACGAAAAAATGAAGCCTGAATATAAACAACATCCCCTGATGAAAAATGCCTTTTAATAATCATTTTGCCTCCAATAAAAAAGGGAGCCGAAGCTCCCGAATAACAACGAGGGTTTATTTTTGACCAGTCAGCCCAACACCAACTGCTTCAGGTCGTTTGGTACATGCTGAGTACCAAACCGCAATACGACATTTGCCTTCCAGTGTTGAGATATCACCCTGATATGCAACAACGCCATTTAAACCAACAGAAGGAATGTTAAATGCCTCTGTCTTCATGCCACTAAACAGCGCATGGTTAAGCGGGATAGGTTGGGATAGCAGAGTAATTGAATCATCAGCCCAGAAGATGTTTGTCTTAGACGTTTTCACGTTAAGAACATTAATTGCAGCGCCATTTGCAAGAGATGTATTCACGTTGGCATATGCGCGTTGCTCTGGTTTTAAATCTGTATCATCAAGTGCAATCGGCTTAGGCATAATGGTAATATTGTTACCTTCAACACCAACAACAGCAAATGTTGCATCCTGAGTCAGTAAGTCTTTCGCCATTTGCGAGATGAACTTAACACCAGCAAAGCTGATCTTATCACCGCGTTTAAATGCTGAGCCGTCACTAACTTTAACTACTGCTGTGCGGTTATCAACGTTCTCACGGTTGCCGTCAACATCCTCCTTCCATGCTTCAGGTTTAAACTTCTGCGCGCCATCAACAGTAACACCAGTTGCTGTTCCAGCGGTTAGAGTTGGAAGCTTAGGTGAGCGAAGAACATCTTCAAACCCAGCAACTTGCTTTTGAATTGTTCCTGACTTGTAAGCCTCTTCCTGAATGCGTCCGTATAAGTCTTTACCTACCAGATCATACCCAGCCTTCAGGTAGTCATCTGGGTTAAAGAAGTAACTCAACCCTTCATTGCGGTTTAACTCACGAGAGAAGATAAGAGATTCAGCCTGAGATACAAAACCCCAAGAATCTGCTCCATTAGATAAATCACCTGCATCAGCAATAACCAGTGAGGCAGTTTCTGCCGCCTGTTTAGCAATGGATGTTTCGACGTTATTTGCCAGCTTAAGTCCTGATGCACGAATACGACGACGTATAGACGTTTCGTCACGAACATCATCAGCACGTAAACCGAAGAAGTCATTATCTGGCACGCCCATGTTACATTTAACAGACAATTCCAAAATACCAGTTTCTTTATCTGTTAAATCCCAGCCTTTCTGCGTTGGCGCTTCTTGCTCTACTGGCATCCAGATAGTGTTTTGTGAACGTTGCATATCACCGGCTGGAGGTGTGTATTTACCTACACGCTGAGCCATTGGACAGTTATTTTCGATAGTGTTTACTACTTCATCCACCATATAGGTGATGATTTGACCTTCATTTAAAGCCATTATTTTATTCCTTGTAATTTAGCCTTGATTGCGCGGTACTTTTGAACATCACCTTTACTTGCTGCATCATCCATTTGCTTTTGTAATGCCGCGACATTTGCCGCCGTAACATCACCGCTAATAGGCTCGTCAGCGGGTGGTGCAGATGAGCGTTGTGTACCGCGAGGCTTGAGAGTTAAACGATCAGCTAATCGAGTGAGTTCGATAGTGACTTGAACTGGATTTTTGCTAAATAGATCTTGTGCTTTTTCAGGGTTTGCACCTAGGTAGTAAATGATAGCGGCTGATTTTTCGGGAAAGTTCTGCGCGATACCCTCATAAACACCTTGAGGTAATACTTGCAACGCTGAATCTTCCTTTTCCTGATAGTCAGGAAGGTTTAACTTCTCAGCCGCATCATAATGAGCCTTGATTGCATTAGCTATTTGTTGACCTTGCTGTGTGTATTCCTGAGTTTTACGACCCTGATCCGCCACAGCTTTACTTCTTGCATCTAAAGCCTTGTTTTGCCATTTCAGCAACTCAGCCTGAAACGCAGCGCTAGCCTTATGTGTGTCATAGTCATATTTACCGAGCACCTCCTCAGATAAAAAATCATCCAGCTTAGGCATTTCTGGTAGCTCAGGATTTACCCGCAAGTCTTCAGGAAGTTCGCCATTTTCAATTGCTGCTATCTGTTGCTCAATTTCTCGCTGGCGTTTACGAGCGATGCGTTTCGCTGCTTGGATAGCATTATTGCTTGGCTTTCCTTCCTGTGGTTTCTCATCGTCTTTCAGGACAATCTCGAAGCCTTCCTCCTGTCCTGCTGCTGAGTTGGCATTTTCAGCAGACTGACTTTCTACGGATGCCGCCGCCTGATCGTCGGACAAGTTTAATTCTTCAGAGTTATTCTGAATTTCGGTGGTTGTACTCATGATATTTAACTCTCTTACATGGATTGAGGATTATTCTCGACGTTATTGTCGGTAGGAATGTTTTGTTGTTGCTGTTGTGCAACCTCGTTCAGAAGTTTAATTGCTTGCATCACTGCACCTTGCTTCAAGTCCTCAGCCTTAGCCAAGGTCAATGTAGTGTTAGCTTGTGATTCAAGCGCGTTATTCTGAGCGGTAAATGCTTTGATTTGTGTTTCAGCCATGCGATTCTGTGCGTTAACCAGTTCGGCTTCCGCTTTCTTCTGCTCGGCTTGTGCTGCTACCATCATTGGATCTTGATTGCTTTGTGCTGCTTGTTGAGCTTCCATCAACCATTGTTGTTCTTCCTCGGTTTCTGGTTTCTTCAAGCCATTAACAATCAATTCCTTGTTGGCGTAATCTCTGATGTATTCGACCCCTTTACCTTCCATCATATTTGCATATGTCAGCATCATGACATTCCACATTGGATGCTCTACTGGAACCTTGGTGATAAGCTCGCCTATCTCAGCCCTAGCGGCATCTTTTTGTGATTGGAAAGATGGCCCTACATCAGTGAATGTTTCGTACTTGCCTCGGATATCATTGCGAACAATCATTTCACCTTTGCGGAGGTCTAACTCTTCCTGCATTAGCTCAACCTGATTCTCACCCCCATCTTCAGCAGTTGTTGTTACTGTTCGATTGGTGTCGTATATCTCAGCTGCGATTGATGCGTAAATTTCACCATCACGGCGCATTGCAATAGCTAAGTTATCCTGAAACACATACGTTTCTAGGTCGATGCGACTATTTAGTTGATTAACGGTATCGAACGCCACTTGACCATTAGCTGCCTCAGTATCGACACCGACACGAGCGGTTGATTTAGCTGCTTCCGTTGCAACTTCTAGTAGTAATGCGTCAGCTTGTGAAACCTCAGCATTCTCCATATACGCAACAGGAGAGGGAGGAAGATCAGCATTGTTCTCATCAGTACGGTTAATTAGATAGTAAGGGTAGTCATCCTCACCGCTATACATGTGCTCATACCCTGCTATTTGCTCAGGGTGAAAGAAAGGCTTCTTCTTAGGTGATTTAGCTGCGGTGTCAGCAGACTTGGATAATATAAAGTTACGCAGCCTTTGAGCATCTTTAGATAACCTGACAACCCCCTCATACAGTTCGTTATCATCAAAGAATGACCACTCACCATACACGGGAACAATTGGAATATGCTCGCCAGCTATCGGCATTCTATCTTTCAAAATACCAGTGCTAGTGATGATTGACTTATAGACTCTGCGCTTCTTAACTTTACGCTCACCTACTTTTTCATAACCAGCATCAGCCAATTCATCAATCTTTTCTTTAGCTTCTTTTGCTGAATACGTTTGAAGATCGTTAGTTAGCGGGTCACGATAGACAAATACTAACTCCCTCTTTTCCTCAACTTCGTAATACTCAGCAACATGAATTGCCTTTCCATTCGACCAAGTGAAAAGTAAGTCATTGTTCGGTGATTGGAATGATGGTTGAATGCTAGGATCTAACCCGTACTGTTCTGCGAATTCTTCCCATCCATTAATATTCATTGCGTGAATGATGGTGCAATTCTTAGCGTCAGACTTATCCATTGCCTTAGCATTGCAATCCCATATCACGTGAGTGCAAGACTCATGCATTGGAACACGTCGGATAATCTGATTATTACTGGTTGGGTTATCGTCCTCATACTCAGTAACGAGTCGCCAAGCACCGTAACCACACTCGATTTGCTCTCTCACTGCCACGTTAACGGCAATCTTTGAGCTATTGTTTCGCATGTCAGTTCGATACATACCCATAAGAATATCGGCGGCATCGGCTGGCGCGTTATCCTTCGGTCGATACTGAACCTCAATAGGATTCTTGCGCATCTCAGCGACGAGTTTACGAACCATTGGGCGCACTACGTCAAACTGACCGCGATATTGCAATGTGACATAGTTTTCCAGCCAGTCGTCCCACTGACTAACGCGACTAAAGAATAAATCGTTTCTCGCCTCCGTTCTGGCATTTTCAGATGCAGAGTAATCGAGGTCGAATTTGCGAAGTATTTTCTCAAGCCGCTCGTTTCTATCGACCATCTCTATCTCCTAATAGGTCTAATTGGGGCGGGAATTCTCTTTTCTTTAGGCTTTTTGATATCACGCAACTGCTTAGCGAAGCGCCTCATCATGTAGGCATAGCGAACAGCATCAAGCACATCATCGTTTGTTTTGACTATCTTCCCGTTTTCGTCACGGTGATATAGTCTGAACTCTTCAAAGAATGGCTCACAGGTATTAAATACTCTAAATCTGTTATCAAGCATCAGATCACGTAATTCATTAATGCCGGACTCTACTGAGTTGCCACCCTCTGCAAATGTTGCGTGCTCCTTCAGCATTAAGAAGCCAGCATCCGCATACTGAGTTTTTAGTTGCTCACCACCTCCTTTCTCGTGCTGATGACCATCATGAGGCCATGCTACAGGAACTTTATTAGCCCATGACTTAACAGCACCCCACGCTTGAACTGCTGTGTTTTCCGATTTCTTCCACACTCTAGCTAGATAAAAGACATCCTCATCTTTATCCCACCACAACTGGATATGAGCCTGTGGGTGATTCCATCCGAAATCCTGACCATCGATAACGTAAAAATGTTCAGGGCATTCGAAAGGCTGGCACTTAATAGATTCTTCTGGTATTTGGTAAATTCGACCACTACCCATTGTTGGAATACCGCGAGCACGAGCCTCTCTTTCATGTTCAGGATATGAAGCAACAATCCGTTCTTTCTCTTCCTCGGTGTAGTGATCAGCATCATAGATAGTCATGTTGACCACTTTCTGAGCTTTAGATGGATTCTTGAGAAACTTTTCTACTACCGTGGACATCCCCATTAAAGGGGTGAATGTTAGAATTGAAAACTGACCGTATTTGTTTGTGCGAGTGAGTCCTTCAGCGTAAATGGAATATGGCGGCTCCTCATCGAACCACACACCATGTATTGTGTCACCCTGCCATCTAGCGCGCCCTTGCGAGTAAGGTTTGAAGTAGCAGATTGACATTCCATCTTCCACGCCTTCAGCATTGCGGTGTCGGATAAGTATGTGATCTACAAGATTTTGGTAAAACGGTGATTTCTTCCAGCTAATAACATCCTCTTTTGGAATTGAACCGTAACCTATCTCCCCAGTTTCCTCCACACGCCCACACAAGATACGCTGAGTTGTTTTGGTTACTGTTTCGTTGGTTTCACCGCCAACCCACCACACATTAGGCTCAAGAAACCGCTTACCTTTCCACTCTCCTTTCCAAGCACCATCTTCAGGGTAACCTTTAGTGCCTGGATATCTTCCGGTTAAGTGAAATGCAACCTCGGCACCACCTGTATATGACTTACCCAATTGGTTACCAGCCATAAAGCAACGCTCGAAATAATTACCACCTGCCTCAATAAATTCTCTTTGCTTGTCATAGGGAGAGTATTCAAATAAGCGGTGCGTTTTCCTGTACTCTTCCTCTTCTTCCAATAACTCAAGCAATTCGTATTGTTCGTCGTCGCTCAGGTTATCAAGTATCTGATCCAGATTTTCCACGGTTGAATAACTCCTTAATTCGAGAGCGTCGCTTGTCACGGTCTCCCTTATCTGGAGTTACATCCTCGACCTCTTGTCTGTCTTTGAGACCTAAATCACGAGCAATAATATTTGCATTCAGCAAGTCAGCGGCTGCGCCTGAGAATTTCTGATCGTAGATAACTTTCTCAGCTCGCGTAGTGACCTCGATAAAATCTTCCTTAGCGCGATATAGTCGCCATGTGTCCTCATGTATATCCAAGAACAAGCAAAGCCCTGATAACGTCATGGCTCGCATTTTAGGTAGAGTCTCTTTGGTCACCACTCCTTGAAATGCAAATGCCTTCGTTTCATACAGCGGGTTCTGCTCTACCCACTCGAAGTATTCACAACAAGCGTTCCATAAATCATCAGGAGACTCGAATATGGGTTTTCTTCCGTGACTACTTCTAGCCTCCCAGAATCTATTTCCTTTTGGTGCGGCCATATATCCTCCTTTAATCAATTATCCAGCCCACTCGCAAATGAGCTGTGTAATTAACTAAGCTGATGGTAATGTGAAGCTAGGCGTTTGTTGTGTTCCGTCGGTCATTTCAATGGTTAAAGTAACAACACCGCCTTCCTGTGACGCAGTGATAGTTTTGATACCCACGCCATCAACTCCGTTTTTACCATTAATACCATCTTTACCAGAATCACCTTTATCGCCCTTATCTCCTTTGGCGCCATTACCACCCGCAACAGGTTTGAACTTAGCCAAGAATTCACTTTCTGGAATTGCGAAGTCTTGACCAGATTCATCTCTAAAATAAAACCAACCAACCTGTAATTGTGTGCGCTTAAGAAATTCAAATGTGACGTAAACCAATTCAGGCACATTAAGTAATTCGATATAAACATCATTACTCAGGATTCTATTTTTAATAGAGGTAATTTTTTGTCCGGATACTAATTTTTCGCCGTCCGAAAATACGGGCCATGGATATATCACTGTTAACTCCTATGTGAATAGGTCTAGTGCTTCTTGAGCTTCTCGCGCCGCTTTCTGTGATCGTGATACAAACTCACTTTCTGTCTGGCACTGTTTATACGCATCTTTGAATAACTCAAACTTGAGAGCGTCATCTTTTACGAACTCGATAGCTGCCTGAGCCGCTGCGGTATCATTTCCAACTAACCGTAATAGCTCTAAGCGCATTTGATTCTGTGCTGTAATTTCTGTCATTTGATGTTCCTGTGTGAAGTTAATCGCAACCATCATCACGTATCACTACGTTACTTTGGTCACTTCTAGTCTGTTCCTAGCAGTCAAGATATGATCACTCTCCTTAATGGATAAACGACTTATCTAATTGCTGATATATATATTTACTTAAGCTATACTAAGTAATTATCACTATACTTTGATTAATATCCTGTTAGTTTGCCCATGCACCCATGCTGGGCTTTTTTTTATTCTTTTGGAATGCTTTTATCCAGCTCTTCACGGAATTGAGTTGGGTTATCGAAACCTTGTGCTGCCATGATATTTCTCCATTAAAAAGCCCCGCTATTGAGCGAGGCATTCAGTGTTAATGTAATTCTGCAAATACAAAGTTTGCTGTTCGTTCTCGACTATCATTTCTCTGAGACGTAGATAATCTTGTTCAACTGCTTTGTTAAGTCGTGCGGTGGCTTCATTGCTTCCGCTTTCGGTGGGATTCTTGGTGACTGCTGGACACTCGGCTTTGACATACACCCGCTTAGAACCAGAGTTAACAGCATCACGAAGAGTGTTGATTTCATTCTTTGCACTGGCTAACTCCTGTGAGTGACGAATATCGAGTTGATTTAATCGAGTGATACGGGCTTGATAGTCTTTGTTGATTTCGACTTGTTGTGAGAGTTGCACGGTGAGTGATTGGTTTGATTCTTTCAGTTCATCAATTTTCCCTGCCTGCCATCGAGTCATGATAAATAACAGCGTCATCATCACGGAGCAGGCAATTAGCAACTTCTTACTCATAACAGCAACCAAGCATCTTCAAAAACTTTCTGACTGTAAGGCTGATACCCAAGCTCAACGCCAACAATCGCTGTGGCCAATGCAATAGCAACCGATTTAGATGAAACGTTAATAGATTCATTTACGCTAACACCAATATCTTTAGCTGCTCGATTAATGTAGCCAGTAGTGTTGTTTTCATTTGGCGGAGCATACCGATCGATAATCGACTCAATACTGTCGAGTTCGTATTTCTTTTGGTACGTCTGCAGTAATTTATAGATAGCCCGAATACCATACTCCGGAGATACAAATTGACAGAAACTCGGATCTGTTTGCTGTGCTGATAGTCCTTGCCATTTTGAACCGTGCCGAATATTGCCCGGATTGTTATTGCGTTCGCCGCGTGCTGGTCTAGTCATTTTTTTAGCCCCGCCCTACCTTTGATAATCTTACTTACTGTGTCCACACCGATATATCCAATAAACACACTGGCAACATAAGCAAATTCATGGTTGATATCGAATAAAATCAGAATGTCTTTTACAAACCATGCGAAAACGGCACACATGGCTCCATCAATGGAGGTTTTCTTCCACCCTCCGCCGTTATACAAACCTCGGAGAATAGCCATACCTCCAGCAAGTGAGGCTGATATTCCTTGTTCCCTAATTGAATAGAGCCAGTTTAATATCTGCTCCCATAAATCTGGATTTTCTTTCATTTTCATGGCTCACCCCCTCGGCGGAGGTTGTTAGTTAATAGGTAGCCAACCGCAACTTCATTGCAGTAATTAAACTAGGTGATTTGATGATTTGCGGTGGCTGTATACAAAAAAACCCCGCCGAAGCGAGGTCTTGAATGAGGTAAGCAAACTTAAGAGTCACGTAAAGCAACTTACCTTATAATTGTTGTCCATTTGTCCATTAATGTCAATAGCAAAGTTCAGCTATTTTCTTTACTTTAGCTACACGTTTACGATTATTCATTGCATTTCGCAGAGGTTCGTACAATAACCACTGGGCAGCTTTGAGTTTTTCGTCAACTTCTCTCCTGCAAGTCCTGTGAGATGGCTTGGCGTATTTATTTCCCCCTCTCGTTTGCATTTTGCGTGGTTTTGCAACTCGGTGATAGTAAGATGCAATCGACAACTTAGATGAACCATGAGCGTAATAACTTAGTAATATTCCATAAGCCTGTGTGTCAGTGGCGATGACTGAATCTACGACCTGAGAAATCAACATTCCCTCATCGTCATTGCACATAGGTCTTGATGGGTTTTTACTTGGCTCTACTGTTTGCATAAATTTATAAATCATGTTGATCATGCGAATATCGATACGACCAGAATATACCCACGCCCCCCACAGATTTAACCAACCATCAAGCCAGCGAAACTGCTCATCTGTTAATTCCTTTTCTCCGATATAGCTCATCTCGCCTCCGGTAATACTGTGTGATAATCATCATTGGCAGTTGTATATAAAACCCTGACACCATCCATCAGCCCGCTTACCACTTCCATATAGTCCATAACCTGCATTACACAGAAGTTAACTCGACCTCCTGATCTGGATTTTAAATATCTTGCTTCTTCAATAGCTGCGATTAAGTCAGTAAACATTAAACCACCTCCGAATATTGATCCTTTCGCCTTTTCTCATACCAACGGGCCCTGCGAGTGAATATGGATTTCATTCGCTTGAGATATTCGATGTCGAATTTACGGACCGTGTTATCGTGTTCTAAACGAGTTACTCGCTCTTCGCCGATTTTATTGATGAGATTAATGCGATATGGAATGAGATTTCCTGACAGGTCCCTATTGCAGTGAACACAGCCAGCATGAATATTGAGTAAATTAAATCTTAAATGACTTGCAGAACCTATTGACCTGTAATGACTAGCATCTACGGAACCACCTCTTACCCCATAATTTAAGGGCCGACCGCAAGCAATACATGGCTGACCGTAGTCTCGCCAAAAGATGTATTTATTTACTGCCACTTGGGCCTCTTTTTTCCAGTCTGATTTTGTCTTTAACTTTTCCTTTCGGATCCGCAATAACTTCCTTTCCTCAGATAAGCGTTTTCTACGGTCCTTTTCTTCGGTCCGTTTAATTTCATTTGAGGCAAATTTTATTGCGCAGGATGTGGAACAAACTTTTTGGGTAGATAGGTAGGGAGTGAATTCTTTGTTGCAGACTTTACAGGTTTTGAGCTTCGGCTTTTTAGCCTTAGCCACTCTTTTCCTCCTTGATTTTATCCATCACTTCCAAATGAGCGTATTCATCAGCACAATGAGCACACACGTAAACCTCATCATCTGTTAGCGGCCTATTGCATGATTGGCAGTTCATTTTTTTACCTTCTGTCTTAACTCATTGGCGAAAATATTCACTCGATTTTGCTCTCGATTATCAACAAGGTTTGATAATTTAATCATCGTTCTGAATGACGGCCTGAACTCATACGCCTCACCACTAGAAACATTGTGTTGATTGCCATATGCGTAGTATTTATTTTCTTTCCAAACCTCTACTTTTTCACCGCCATCATTAAATGTGATTACGCAATCACGCTCATCAGCAATACTGCATTCGTCGATCAGGTAATTTAGATAATCATCCCACTCTTTAAGGTATGGACGCTGATACATTCCAAATAACCAGTTAGCTCCGCACCGCATGGCATCTAAAATATTTTTAAGTTTCATCTCTCTTGCTGCTCCTTGAGTTATTCACTGTGACCGTAGTAGTTATATTCATAACGATTCGTACGCAGTTTTACGCCACTTTGTACCGCCCAAGCTGTCGAGTATTCAATTAAGCTACTCATTCGCTTCTTCCCCATCTGAGACGTACTCTCGCGTATGTTTAATAGCTCACCTTCAATTCCCCTAATTAACGGTGACTCTTTCGCTCCTGTAGTAACCATCCAGTGACCAGACACAAAGACATTCTTCCACTGCCATAATTTCAGCGGTTCATTGTTGAGTGTCATTTGCTTTGATACATCTCCACATAGCGCATGGAACATGTCGTTTTGCGGTAGTGTTCGACTGGATTCTGAGATTTTTACTTCTAGGGGGAATTCTTCGTTAAGGGGTAGAGCATTTATTGTGGCTATTAGGTTTTCACGTATTCGTTTATTTCTTAGAATAAACTTTGTGGCCTTCTCCAAGTTAACCTCCTAGAATTATTTATTGGCTCTTATACGAGGATTTTATATGAACAATAGAAACCAAAAACTTTTACAAGAATCTATTACTGATTTGGAAAATTATGGATTAGATGAATTTGCTGAATTAATTAAAAATAATGACATATCTCTATTCAATGATTTAATTAAAAACAACTTCTCATTCATGCCTTACATTGATAATAGTTTCGGCTCTGATATCGCAGAAGCGCTCAATGATGAAATATCTGAAAATATGAGTGAATTTGCATTTAGCAAACTAGAATCTATTAAAAATAAATTAACCGAAGAAAATCAACTTATTGTCGACAAATTTCTTAAAGAATATCGGTAGATAATATTTAGACTAACACAGCAATCATTCACCCTCTGGCATTGGTGGGAGTGGGATGTCTTTGATGTACATCCAGTGACTAGCGCCATGTAAAGCGATGAATGAACAATCATCATCAACGAAAGACCATCTCCACCCGCTAGCTGAATCGTACGATTGCAAGTAGAAAACACTGTTGTAAACTCTGCCGTGGTAAATTAGTAATACTGGCTCGTTAGGTTTCGGTAGTTCACTTTTTATCTTAACCCAATTAGTTCCCTGCATTAGATGCCTCCTGTTAGAATTGTTTTCCGCCCTTCTTGATGCGGTTTTCACGCTGATGATCTGCTCAATGCTTGTTGTATTCGAGCTTTTCAGCAATAGCCCCTTCAATGTCATAACCAAAGGCTCCGGCATAATCCAAAATACGAATAACTGCATCAGCAAGTTCAACCTCTGCCATTTTTCTATGTGGCAAATGGTCATCCATTAAGTCTTTGCGCTCACCCTCCATCGCCTCACTGATTTCTGAGTGAATAAGGCAAAGTAATGTCCCTTTTTCGCGTGGATTATCCCACCATCCTGCAGATTTATTTTGTTGATGGATTTGTTGCTGTAATTGTTTAATGTTCATCTAAAAATCCTCTTGCGTGTTAATCTTCACTCTGCGTCATTTTTACTAACTTCATTAGTGATCTCTTGCATAGGCACACCTGAAAAACACCTTTAAACCCATGCATGCAAACCGCATACGCTTTAGTGGTTGATAGGTGGTGTTGTGGATGATTTATATAGCTAATAGCCCACTTAGCTTGTTCTGATTCAGGGATATCGTCATGACGTAAACGTCTAACATAAGGTTTACCAAATCTGTGTTTGATCATTTTTAAATTCCTTTTAGCTATCTGAAGCCGTGCTTTTGCTTCAAATTGGCGATTATTGATAGTGATTTATTACGGCTTGTTGGTGTGACTTTGCGTTCAACTTGAAGCACTGGCGCTGGAATAGTTTCACCTGATTTGATTCTTACAGTCATGGTTCTTAACTCTTTGGCGCAAAGCTTTTTAACCTCACTATCCGTTAGGCTTTTACTTCGCATCTCAGAATAAATTTTGATAACCATCCAGTAGCAAGCATTTGAGGGCCATTTCATTTCACGCCAGCCACGCATTTTGCAGTATTCTCGATAGAGTTCGTAAAGCTGATCCTCGTCAGGCAAACCAAGAGCTACATAATCCTCTTCCTTGCACCACTTGATAAATTGACCAACAGCAGGCCAGAAAGGGTTATCACTTGCTCTTGCATGTCGCATACCGTTTTGAAGTTGCTCTCTGGTAGTAATTCCATTTTCTGCAAAGGCGGCGATCCATTGTCGCTTTGCGTCCATTTCATCATTTGCATTTTTAAAAACGGTACTAACGGATGCAGGGAATAGTTGCTTTAAACTTTTGAATAGTGAGTCAACCATCTTTTCAGCGTTTGAATTGACTACTTTTTTTGTGATATCTCCCTGTGACATTCTGGCTAAAGCGCCCGCATCACGATTATTGATTACCGCCATTAGATTGGTTTTCAAATGAAATCCCTCCATGCCTCCGGCGTGTTCCAGCTACCTTGCTGTGATGTTATTGCCTGATGGTTATTTTTAGGTTTAAACAGCCCTTGCCATCCATTAGCTATGGATTGATTAATTATTTCCTCAGGAGAATAACCCTCTTCGAGACATTCCAGTAAAAACTTAACCTGTAACTCAAAGGTCTTTTTAGTTTTGAAAGGTTTTTTGATTTCATTCCTGTAATCAATCCAGTTGAACCAAATTTCACGATCTAACCAATCAGGGATAGATTCCTTCTTCGCATCAAATCCCTTTTTCTTTGGTTCATTGACTGGTTCAAAAGAGTGACTGGTTCTGGGTGCAGATTTTTCACTAGGGGGTGGTGCAGATTTTTCACTAGGGTGGTGCAAATCTTTCACCATACCTAGTGCAGATTTTTCACTAGGTGACTCCTGTATCGGATCATCTAAATTTAACTTATACACATTAGATGAATTACCTTTTTCTCCACTGCGATAAACCTTTCTAACCAAACCTTGCTCACATAACGCATCAATATGATTAATAACGCTTCTTCTGCTGATTTCACACTGATCTGCCACATGCTGATAAGACGGGAAGCACTCGCCTTTATCGTTGGCATTATCAGCTAATTTTATTAACACGAGCTTCCTTGATGGATTACCTACTTTTAACTGCATGGCTTTCGCCATTAATATCATGCTCATGCTGCCTCCAATTGCTCTCTAGCCAGTAAACCTGCTATCCACTGAATACCTTTAGGGGTAAATTTAACTTGTGTGTATGCGTGACCATTGATTTGATTCTCACCGGTTTTTACATCAAATCGCCCTGCTTCAAGATGCTCTGAATAAGGTGTTAATTTTCCAGCCAGTTTGTACATAATTCGTTTTGAAAGTAGAAACTCTCTAAAGAAGTTCTCTTTCACTTTTAGTAATTTACTTGTCTCTCTAAAACCCAGTAAGCCAGTTGCTTGAACATACCGATCAACAAATTCAGCTTTAGGCGCTGCGATTGCTAATTTCTGTTCTGCTATTTGCTTTTGCTCTGCTAAGTCTGCCGCCAGACGTAAAGCTTCTGGTAGAGACTGAGGAATGAGAGATTGTTTTGATTCTAGCTCTTGCCATCTATCAACTAGTCTTGCTGTAAATTCAGGTGATAGCTGAGCAACAATAACGTAACTATCTCTCTTGTTAATTTGATATACAGAAACCGTCTGGTTTAAGTGATTTTTAACTTCCCCCATTGGGGGGAGTTTGATAACACCTCGTTTTGCAAGGCGTTCGATTGATTGTTTAACTTTGTCATGCCTTGACTCAACCAACTCTGAAATTTCTAAACTACTCATCATTGGTTCGCCAGTATTTACTAAGTTATTCAATTGATTCATAATGACCTCATTGATTTATTAATGACCAAAGGAAAGCTCAAAATCAGCTTCCCTTTAATACTGGTTATTGATACAGTGTATTTGTTAGTTGAACAGACCTAATTGTTCTTCTCTAAAGGCCTCAGTTGTTCCCGCAATTGAGGCTTTTTCATATGCATGAACTTGAAGTTTTAACCTCGATAGTTCAGCCATATTTTCCAGATACAATCTATAATCTGATTCCCTGATAACCTTCTCGCCTTCCCTCACGAAACCAATTACACGACGTGTGGCAAGCATTTCGCATACACCATCAATAGATTGGATTCTTCTTGAGATAGTCGAGTCTGAGCGTGATGTGGCTTGTGCAATTTCTCGCTGATCACCATCACGTAATATTTGAAGTGCGCTACTTACTAAGTGGCGTGTTCTAAATTCAATAGCTCGTTTGTCACGAACTGTTTTGCATGCATTTCCGTATTCCATTTGTTAAATTCCTTCTTAGATTACTTCCCATATTGGGAACAGCAGTAATGATCCGTGGCTCATTCCATATGAGCGGATTGTTTGCTCTGAGAATTTACTCTGAGCGGGTTAGCAATGTTAAAGAGCGGGTGAAACTAAGCAACTTTAGGTGGAAACAAGTCATCAATTGTGACTTTCACACCTTTTTTATTAAAGAAATCAACGAGCTTTCTACAAACATCTAAGTCAGCCTTACGTCTACCGTTTTCATAATGACTGACATTTCCTTTTGTACATCCAAGCTCTTTTGCTAAGTCGTTTTGGGTGATTCCCAATTTTTTTTCTATAGCGACTTATGTTGTTCATCAGAACCTCCTTATTACAATGATGTTAGTATACATAAAGTATCTTATAACTCAATATAAAAGTATACATTTTGTGTGTCCACATGTTTGTATACATAACGTATAATGCTGGTATGAAAATGAAATGGTACGAACTAGCCAAATCCTTAATGAAGGAAAAAGGCATTACTTATGATGATTTAGCTGAGCGCTTTTCGGTTTCGAAAGGTGCCGTTGGTCATTGGATGACCGGCAAAAGAGAGCCATCTCTGCATGATATAGCGGGAATACTGGCGTTTGTTGGCGTGAATAATGCAGTTATTAATTCAGATGGTTCGATTAGCATCGAAAAAGAAGATATTAATCATCAACCACCAATTTACCAGTACCCTCTATTCACAAAAGTACAGGCTGGTGCTTTCTCAACAGAATTTAACTCATATACTCAGAAAGATGCTGTGTCGTGGATACCTACAGCTAAGAAAGCCAGTGAGCGCGCTTTCTGGTTAGAGGTTGAAGGTCAATCAATGACAGCACCACCAGGAGGGAAACCAAGTTTTCCAGAAGGAATGCTTATCTTGGTTGATCCTGATGAAGAAGTAGAATTCGGAGATTTCTGTGTCGCTCGTTTGCTAAATGATGAGTTCACATTCAAACGGTTGATTAGAGAAGGTGGTGTTGAGTATTTAGAGCCATTAAATCCACGCTATGACCTGATCCCTATTAACGGGAACTGCACAATCATAGGTAAGGTAATCAAGTCACAATGGCCTGACGACACGTTTTAGATTGCTTAAGTAAATAATTAAATTAATAGCCCATACGCTTCAGTCGAAAATGGATGTATACATTAAATCCCAAACAAGATAATGATGAAACCAAGGCAATTGTTGGTAGCAGATATTCGTTAAACATAAGGATCTCCAGATGTCATATAGTGATGTCATGTCAACTATTGCAACAATAATATCATTTATTGCAATTCCTGCAACGTACTATAACGGCATACGTGTTGGGCGTATAAATGATAAAAGAAAAGAATTTAATGCAGTTGCAGACCCTATCTACATAAGGCTCATTAAAGCCAAGAAAGATCTAGATTTAGGGCTATGTGTTCACCGTTCTTTAGTTAATGAAAAAGAAATATTAAATCTTTCTATCCATATGAAAGAAAAGGAAAGAGAAAAGCTGATAGTGGCTTATAAGGAGTTTTGTGATGCTGTATCAATGATTAAGTGGGATAAGTATCACAAACCAACTTTAGAAGACGATGTAAGGCAGAAGATAGTAGAAAGCCTTAAGCCTCTTATAGACTTAACAAAACATAGATAACCCCAGCCCTCCCTGCGAGGGCTTTTTTTGTGCCCTCTCCCCTCCAAAGAAGTGATCTGCATTCCAATCTGAGATTTTTTTGAAAATAAATTATCTGAAAATACAGATAGTTGACTCATTTATTGCAAAAATGTCTACATTTAGTATTTACATGCGTCTACTTATCGTATACATTTAATCACATCGAAGGCAAGGAGCCAAAGGTAAACGGATTTAGTTCTTTAACAATTAGGAACGCTCAGAATAAATTTTCAGAGCAACCACTGAGTGGTTTTTGGGATTGGTTATCGCTCCGCTAAGCGTAAATGGTAGATGAGTGCGCTACTACCAATCACCAAAGATCACTTAGGAGGCAAATATGGCAACGATAACTTTTAAAGAGAACTCAAAAATTCGCAGACGCAGAAAGCAAGGTGAGTTTTTGGCTCGAAAGATAGCTATGAGAAGTCGCTCAGTGGAAGAAATTTGGGATTCGATATTTGGCGTTGAGAAGAAAGAACGCCCTGTTCTCTCTCTCAAACCAACAAAGCATTATCCCAGTGGAGATAACTGTTGCTTACCTAATGTAGCAGTATTTTCAGGCGTTAAAACAAAACAGCCGAGCAGTGAGTTCGGGGTTACGGCGAGGGGGTAGACATGAATAGAGATTATGTGGTGTTTGCTGGAGATTATGAGGACTATCAAGGTAAGTCAGTAGAAAATATAAAATATTGTGATTCTTTTCATAATTTGGAAGAAGCAGAAAAATGCATACGTGATAAACAACTTAATAACTATCCGATTTGCAGGGTTGAAATTCACTACAGTTAACTAATTACAGTCCATTCTGTGGGCTGTGGTGAGTTGATTAATAGATAGGAGATAGAGATGGAGTTAAAGATAGATAGAGGCACTCTACTTGCTGTCATGGAGTGTATGGCAATAAGAGATATTCGCTACTACATTTGCGGTATCTGCTTCCTACCTAACGGAAAAGTGGCTGGCACAGATGGCCACATGCTGGCATACGGCGAACACGATAACGAAATTGAAAATGAAGTTATTTTATCAGTCGGTAAATTACCAACTAAGCAATTCGATTATGCAATTTTCGATACTGATGACGGAATTATTAGGTTGTTTTCAGATGAAAATATATTAATCGGCGTTTCAATGTGTAGTGTTATCGACGGGCGCTTCCCACACATCGACAAGCTAATCGAAAAAACAAGAAAAATGAAAGAAAACTTACCATTCAAAATAGGTATTAACGTTTCATTTCTCGCCAAATTACAGAAGATAGCAAAGTATGTTAACCCTAAAATGCCAGCTATCGAACTTCAATTCAAAACAGGTCAAGACGCTATCATTTGCGACATATTCAATCCTTACAAGCCAGTATCGGTATTGATTATGCCAATGCGTATTTAGTTAATAACGGAGGGAGTATGACAGATAAGGAAGATTATATTGATGACTTACTGGGAAAGATGCCAGAGAAAAAAGAAACTGGTGGTTATGCATTTCCTCAGTCTGGATTTTTAGATTCAGGTAAAGACTGTTGGGTTAGCTCTGATTGTGGCGGTTCAGGTATGACGATTAGGGATTATTTCGCTGCTAAATGTATGTTGGCTATTATTGGCACATTAAATGGTCCTGTTGTATTTGAGCAATTTAAAGGAGATTTTGATATGTATGCCAAACAAGCCTATGTCATGGCAGATGCAATGTTAAAGGCTAGGGGGTGATATGGGATTTAAGCATGCACCAGCGCCTTGGATAGCGACAAAAAGAGGATTTTTCATAGAGTTATATGATGATAACGGAAATTATGTTGGATTGACTAACTCTAAAGAAAACGCCCATATAATCGCAGCAGCACCAGAGTTATTAGAGGCATTGATTGAAATTCGTAAATTGGTTGCACATCACGATAAAGCTGATTTAGCAATCGCAAAAGCCCTCGGTCAGCAGTAACCCGCCGCACCAACACCAGAGAAACCAAATAACAATCGCTATCGCAAGATTAGCGCGGATTTCGCACATCCAGAGGTAAGCATGAATATTGATAAATACAAATTACGTGTAGCCCAAAGCAAAGCTGGAATTGCTTTATTTCTCACGGACGAGAACGGATGGCGCGAAGCAAACGAAACATTAAAAACAGCATACGGAGTACAGCATGAACGCAAAGCAGAAACACGTAAAACATCAGATATTCGCACTATTGCGAGAGTCTGAAATGACAAATGAGCAAATCGACGACTTAGTTTTTCAATGGAAAATGAAAGTGTCTATGGAGCGCACAAACCTCATTCAGCATGAAATCAACACACGCAAGGAGCGCGCGTTTATCTAAGGAGGCTCTATGTTAACGAATACCTGCGGACTCAGAAACGACTGGTACGAACGCCAAATGGAACGAGAAGCGTTTGTTAATTCTCAGGAAGAGAAAATATCAGTTGATGAGGTTATGGATAGCCTACCAGAAGAACTACTGTGCATGGATTTAGCAAGGAAGTTAAACCCGGTATTTGAAATTAGCCCTCAGGCGCTGGATGCCGTTTTAGATGGAATTAGAACAGCTATTCAGATCGGGATAGATAAAGAGGTTTTAGGATGAAACCCGGCATCCATTACAACATTTCAAATGAGGACTATCACCATGGATTAGGGATCAGCAAATCTCAGTTGGATTTAATAAGCGAAATGCCAGCCGAATATATTTGGAGCAAGGAAGCTCCTGTTGATGAAGAAAAAATAAAGGCATTGGATTTCGGGACTGCTATCCATTGCCTTTTGTTAGAACCAGATGAATACAGTAAGCGATACAAGATAGGCCCTGATGTAAATCGTAGAACAAACGCAGGGAAGCAAGAGGAAAAGGAATTTCTCGAAATGTGTGAAAAGGAAGGTATCACACCAATCACTCATGAAGACAACAGGAAGTTACTGCTCATGAGAGACAGTGTAATGGCATACCCTCCTGCTAAATGGTGCTTAGAGGCTAATGGAGTAGCTGAAAGTAGCATTTATTGGAATGACGAAGATACGGACATTCTTTGTCGTTGCAGGCCAGATAAACTCATTCAAGAGCACCATTGGATTGTTGATGTAAAAAGCTCTGCTGATATTCAGCGGTTCGATCGCTCCATGTATGAATATCGTTACCACGTCCAAGACTCTTTTTATTCTGACGGGTATAAGTCATTAACTGGTGAAACACCTGTTTTTGTCTTTCTCGTTGTTAGCACGACTATCGACTGCGGTAGATACCCCGTTAGAGTCTTCAATTTAGACCAACAAGCAAAAGATATTGGTCGAACAACCTACAAACAAAATTTAAGAACGTATGCAGAATGCCTAAAAACGGATGAATGGGCAGGCATACGTACATTATCACTGCCCTATTGGGCTAAGGAATTAAGGAATGAGTAACCCACCATTAGCTCAAGCTGACTTACAAAAAACACAAGGTACAGAGGTAAAGACCAAAACAAAGGATCAGCAACTAATTCACTTCATTAACCAGCCAAGCATGAAGGCGCAGTTAGCGGCCGCTCTTCCTCGCCACATGACACCAGATCGCATGATACGGATTGTGACAACGGAGATTCGCAAAACTCCAGCACTTGCAAATTGCGACATGCAGAGTTTTATCGGTGCTGTTGTGCAGTGTTCACAGCTAGGATTAGAACCCGGTAATGCCTTAGGTCATGCTTACCTACTTCCATTCGGTAATGGTAAAGCAAAGTCAGGTCAATCGAATGTGCAACTAATCATTGGCTACCGTGGAATGATTGATCTAGCCCGTCGCTCAAATCAAATAATCAGCATATCAGCAAGAACGGTAAGGCAAGGCGATAGCTTTCATTTTGAGTATGGACTGAATGAAAACCTAACACACGTACCGAGTGAAAATGAGGACTCGCCCATTACACACGTTTACGCTGTTGCACGATTGAAAGATGGCGGTGTCCAGTTTGAAGTTATGACGCATAACCAAATTGAGAAAGTCAGAGCATCAAGCAAGGCTGGTCAAAATGGGCCTTGGGTCTCTCACTGGGAAGAAATGGCGAAGAAAACCGTTATCCGTCGCTTATTTAAATACCTACCCGTCTCTATCGAAATGCAAAAAGCGGTCATTTTAGACGAAAAAGCAGAGGCTAATGTCGATCAGGAAAACGCCTCAGTATTTGAAGGCGAGTTTGAGGAGGTAGGTAGTAATGGCAATTAACACAATAACAGTAAGTGGAAACTTAGGCAAAGATTGCGAACAGCGATGGATGCCAAATGGTAAAGCGGTTGCATCTTTTAGTTTACCAGTGAAACAAGGTTACGGAGAACACGAAAAAGTATCTTGGGTTATCTGCAAGATGTTTGGCCCTAAAGCTGAAAAGCTACCTCCGCATCTAACCAAGGGAATAAAGGTTACTGTTACTGGTGAGTTCGTCATGGAAGAATGGACAAGCCAGAGTGGTGAGAAAAAATCAGCTCCAGTAATTATCGTTAACCAATTGGATTTTGGCGGTAACGGTGGTAATCAGGCAGGAAGCCAGAAGCCACAGTCTCAAGGATGGGGTCAACCTCAGCAACCGCAAGCACCAAAACAAGCATCGAGTAATCAAGCGCCGCAAAGTGAGCCGCCAATGGACTTTGATGACGATATTCCGTTTTGACCGCCCTACCCGTTTAACCAAAGGATATAACCATGAAAAGTTTACACGGTCGTTGCATTCAGAGATGGAAGCAACGATTCAAGAGTGTTTGTGATTCTAAGGTTTCACCTTATTTCAGAAAACGCGACTTAAAGGGATTTTGTCGTGAATCTGGCGTGATTACTGCTGACATGATGATCCTAAACATGGCAGAGGGTAATGCTCACGTTGATTTTGATGGTAAACGCCATGGATGGTCACCTGAGTTTTCAAAGTTCTTTGAAGATAACCGAGAAAAATATATTACCGAAGCACGTTTGTTTCTCAACGAAGAAGTCACTAACGACGAAATAGACGACTTAATCGAAGAAGAAATCTCTAATTGGAATTAGAACTCAGTGCAAGGATGCAAACAGGAGATAGATATGACTATTGAACAGTTACAAGAAGAAAATAAGAAGTTGAAAGAAGTGATTTTTGCTGGCGCTTTCTTAATGGCTAAAGCGGTTCATAAATATGATTTCGGCGTTGGAATGGAAGAGCAAGCCACTGACTTTATGAAGGATGCAGAGGGACTGGTTGGCAGGAAGCTACCAAAGTTCGCATGATAATTTAACTCGCAGGGATGCAAACAGGAGATAGATATATGGCTAATAAATTCACTTGCCCCGAATGTGGATCAGCTGTAAATGCATGGGCTGATCTAGATGCGACAGTAATATTTAAAATTAATAATCACGGGAAATTAACCAAACGTGTGATTAGAAATACAAATCAGACAGATGGACGATGTGGTGTTGAATGTACTAAATGTGATTGGGTTCTATATTCTGATAGCGATTATTCAGAATATCCGCATTTTGAAGAGCTGGCTTGTCAGGCGCTTGCTTATGAAGAGGAAATAAAAACCTTAAGTGTGAAGTCAAAATATAGTGACTAACTCGCAGGGATGCAATAAAGAGGAATGAATATGAAAGACAGAATCAAGTTTAACGATGTAATGCTAGAGGCTGTCATGGATGGCAGAAAAACGCAGACACGCAGACCAATTGAGCCACAACCAAAAGTAACCGAAGATGGGTTACGAACTCTTGGTGCATGGCAAGAAGGCTATTCACTATCCGAGCAAGTATGTGCAGCATGGCGACATGGCTTTGTTGATGTTGATTGCCCGTATGGTGAGATTGGCGAAATCATCAACATTTCGGATAAAGACGGTAATATCAAAGGGAAAATTGAAATTACTGATGTTTGGATGCAACAGGTAAATGATATCAGTGAAAGCGATGCTAAAGCCGAAGGGTTCGATGGGAAATTGAATTCATGCACGTCTGACTTCGCCGCTGTATGGATTGGCGTATACGGAATTGATAGCTGGATGAATAACGATTGGGTATGGGTGATTGAGTTCAAAAAGGCGAGTTAAGGAGGTGTTTTGACAGTGGATTAGTCACATGGATGTGAGTATGATTCCAATATTTATAATGGTATCCACGATGATAGAACTATCTTCAAAGCTTAAAAATATTATTTTTTGGGTGTCAACAGCTTCAATATCTTTAATTGTTTTTGGTGTTTTTGTTATTGATATATTTGTCACCGATGCTCATGGAAAAGATAAACTCAGCATTATTTTTTCTTATCTATCAACTATCTTTGCATTCTTATCTTCGCTAGCCTTATTTGCCACCATAGGTGTTTATTTTTGGCAAAAGAATGATGAAAAAAATAAACAGAATGAAACTAATGCCAAGTTATGTTATTTCTTAAGTGAAAAGATAGCGCACTTACAATCATTGATTAAATTTGTAAAAATGATAAATAATGAAAAAATAAAAAATAACGAGAGTTATGCTAAATGGTAGTGAAATTACTATATATAGCAATAATAAAAAAAAGCCCAGAATGTCATGACTTATACTTTACATATCATGATGAGTTTATTCAAAATAACAAGATACTAGGAAGCCTAAGGGTAATATTATATTTTAGTGAAGTTGAAATAATAAGCGATGAAGTAATATCAATTATAAACTCATACACTTGCGCCTCACATAAAAGTGATGGTCAAAAAAAAAATATATTATAATAAGCTCCATATAAAACATCTAATGGAGAAGTTAAATTTAAATGAAACTAAACTTAATAGAATAAAAAAAATATATTTCATCCCTGCACTAGCAGGGTTTTTTATACCTAAAACTCAGAGCCAACCATGCAAATAATCGGATATGTATTACTCATGCTAATACAGGGTTCTGCTGTGCCTGTAACGGAAGATATATATACGCAATCGGAATGTAATAAACGTGCTGAATATTTAGTGTCAGTGAGGAATGTTGAAGTTGTTTGTGGAGAAATATACAGATGAGACAAATTAAAATAAATTCTGGTTCGTGGCAAAAAGATTTAGAAATGGTTGTCACTGTTATCGATGAAGATAAATTTAAAAAAATCATGTGAACAAATTAATAAATTCTATTCTTGTGATGAATATAGAGCTGATATACACGGTAGCCATGAGAAAGCAGGTTTTGCAATGTTCTGTGCTGAGTGCTTCCAGCAAATAGCATTCAATAACTTCAAGGATGAAGAATGGCTTACCGAGCAATTCGATTGGTCTAAAGATAAAGGAATTGATGGCTATCCTTCGCTGGATGATATGGGTATTCGAATCGATGAAATAGAACCCTGGTTTATTGACTCTGACGATATGGAAATTACAGGATGGTAATCAATGAATAAACGAAAGCAATTACTTAATCGTATTAACTGGGATGCTCAAGATGTTGGAATGATAAGGCTTAGAAATGAAGATATAGGGAATAACCTTCAAATTCGATGCACTGCATTATGGAAAGAGCTATTAAATACTGACAATCCAAATACTGACTTAATTAATCGATTAAATACATTCCACAACGAAGTTGAATTATCAGCCAAGCAAACGGGATTATATAATGAATAAATACACCGAACTATCTGACTTCGAGATTAATTTAGCTGTTGCTCACATTGTACTTGGCAAGGGTAGCTATGATTGGTGCCCTGATAAAAAAAGAGGTTTACTTTGCAGGTATTGATGGTGGTGAATTTTTACATCATGGATACTTCGACCCATGCAACAATCCATCCGACGCAATGCTGATTATTAACGAATATGGCATTAGCCTTATATATCAAGATAGAAAATTCCAATTTGCAACTAATGACGGGAATATAGAGTGCTGTATTGCCAACCCATTAAAAGCAGCAATGATTATTTTCTTGTGTATGAAGGATGCGGAGAATGAAAAAGTATGACTTGATTCTCGCTGACCCACCTTGGTCTTACAATAACAAAGTTTCAAACGGCGCAGCAGATAATCATTACAATACCACCGATTTATATTCCCTCTCTCGATTACCAATAGAAAAACACTCCTCTAAAAATGCCGTACTGTTTATGTGGTACACAGGCAACTTTGCACTCGAAGCTATTAAACTAGCCGAAGCATGGGATTTTAAAGTTAAAAACATGTTCGGGTTTGCGTGGGTGAAATTAAATAAAAATGCAGGAGATAGAATAAATAAAAAACCGCCAGAGGATTTCTTTGACTTTATGGAAATATTAAATAACGAGACGAAAATTAATTGCGGTAATTATACCCTTCAAAATGTCGAAATGTGTTTAATCGCCACAAGAGGTAATGGATTACCTCGTCAATCTGCAAGTGTTCGGCAAGTTATTTATTCGTGCTTAGGCGAACACAGCGAAAAGCCAAAAGAAATACATCATCGTTTAGAGGAATTATACGGAGATGTTCCACGCCTCGAATTATTCGCTCGTGAGAAATACGGTGATTGGGATGTATACGGCGACCAAGCAAAAGAAAGCATTCAATTAATATAGGTAAATTATGGACATTATCGACTCAGCAAATGAAACAAACGAACTATATATTCAAGTGTCATTATCAAATCGCAAGGTAGCAATTAAATCATATAACGGCATGTGTATCTGGTGTCACCAAGAACCAGTCGCACCTAATAGCGCATACTGCAGTAAAGATTGTGGTGATGATCATGAACAGTATAAAAGGAAGAATGGATAGGAGAATGAAAATGACTAACTCAGATTTAATTGTAGAAAAGGATGTTTACGAATGGATCGGCGTTAAACGAACCGCACTGTGGCGTTTAAAGAAAGAATGTGGATTCCCTAAGCCAGTCCTGTCTCGACCAGCAAAATATAAAAAATCAGCGATACAACAATGGATAGATAACGGTGGAATTAACCAGAAGCCAGCTTCTTAACATGCCAGAATATTTTATCTGCATACATCTCATAAGCGCTTCTCTGATCATCTATCCAATCATGTTTATTGTAAACAGCCATTACCCCGCCAAGTTCATGCCCCAGCATCTTTTCTGTCACATGGGGCATCACGCCTTCACTAGATAGGTTAGTCACAATAGAACGTCTAAAGTCATGTGTACGCCATTCAGGAATATCAATTGATTTTCTAAGCTTATTCATGAATTTATTAGCTGACGACCTATCTATCGCTTTATCTATCTCCTGACCAGCAAATAAAATCTCATTACCGTTATTTAGCAATCTTTCTATATATGGCTCGACCTGTTTGAATATTGGGCGCCTAATAATATTACCCATTTTTGAGTGCTCTCTTGGCGTTGTCCAGATCATATCTTCCATGTTGAATTCAGAGGCGTTTGCCAGCCTCATCTCAGAAAGACGAGAGCCATACAGCATTAGCATCTGATGAAGCAGTTTATTGGAAGTGACTATTTTACAGTTTTCCAAAGCAAGCCAGATTTTGGCGAGCTCTGTGTACGTAAGAACCCGATCGCCAACATCGGGCCTCTTGCCAATAGTTTTAGGGCTTAACTTAAGTACTTCGCAAGATGAAATAAATTGACGACTAATACACCAGTTAATAACGGATCTTAGTTGCATCAAAAGTACCCTAGCTTTCTTTGGGTTTACCTTTTCTTGCCTATCGAAAAATTTAACCCACGATGAAATGGGTACATCAGCAACAGGAGTATTTGAAAATTGTGTGTACATCGTGTTGTACACGATCGACTTATATAATGTCTTGGTGTTCGGTTTTAGCTGTGACGCATATTTATCCCACCAGTAATCTAGGCAATCTTTTAATGACGCCTCGGTCTCACCTTTTGAAAAATATATTTTGGGGTCAATCCCTTTAGTGTACAATTCACGCATATCTCCAATAATCACTCTAGCCTCTTTTAGAGATATCGCTGGATAGTGGCCGACAGTCAACCTGACAGCTTTACCATTCCAGCGATATCTATATTGAAATGCTATTGTGCCGTTAGGGGATATGCGAGCGCTAAGGCCGTCACCATCGGTTAACTCTGGTTTTCCTGAATATGGTTTATTAAAGAGGCTTCTTAGTTTGGTGTCGCTTAATGCCAT